TAAAGTCTATACCATCATTAAATCTAAGTTTTAAAAGTTTTTCCATTTCTTCTTCATAGAAAAAATGTGGTAAATATTGTTCTTTCTTAGGATGTACTAATTGTATAAATGGATTTATGACGTTTTCGTCTTGAACCATCCAGTATTCGTAAAAACTTCTCAGCGTAGAAATTTTACGAGAAACTGATGTTCTTTTCAAGTTTTTTGAATATAAATAACTCAAGTAGTTTCTGGCATCTTTATATTCAAATGTTTTTAAGCTTAAATATTCTTGGTTTAAAAAGTAATTAAATTGGTCTAAATCATCATAGTATGATTTCAAAGTATGCTCTGAAAATTGACGTTCTACTTTAAGCATGTATAGATATGCTTGCTGGATTTCTTCCAATAAAAACCCCTCCATCAACATAAATTGTAGCATATCGATAGAGGGAACTGCGAAACATAACTATTAAATTGAGGAAAACTTTCTTAATTTTCTGAAACAACATAGATTAGTTATAAATTCTACAATGTTTGTTTATAATTATCTAAATATGTTAATGCTCTGTGAGCAAGTTGTTCATAACGGGCTTTTTTATCTTTAATTTTTTTCAGCCCAAGTGGTGTAAGTCCAAGCTCGTTCAAATATTTTAAAGCACGGTCATTCAAATCTGCTATAACTTGATACTGTGGATTTTTTGACAGATTGGTTGAGCCGCTTTTGTTTGTAAATTCAACAACAAAATTGCTGCCTGCTGCTTTGAATTCATCCCTTGCAAAGTCTAAATCGTTTAAAATTTCGCTTAAAATTGCAATGGTTTTATCAAATTCCGGGGAATATGTGTCCAAATTTTGCATAGATTTCGTTATTTTATCTGTATAATTTTTTTTATACTTAATTTTGGTTTCCCCCTTTTCATAAAAACTAACTCACTTGGAAATATCTATATCCCCCCCATTAGAAAATTTTTCAGTTTTACTGAAAAAAGAGGGGGGGATATGTTCAATAAAATCAGAAATGTTTTCAACCGATAAAATAATATTTGGATTGTGGAATTCCATATGAACAGATGGTTTGCTGTTAATCGGCTGAAAGTCCTCCTGCGTTAAAGAAGCAATGGGTATAGGCATTGAAATATATTCAATGCAATCATTAATCAGATTTATAAAATCTGTTTCAAGGTTTGTTGTTATCAAAAAATTTTTTAATTGATTAAGACCCTCAATCATTTCTTCCTGCTGTTGCAGAAGTTCCATAAGTTTTTTTCCTCCAATCAAAAAACGGTTCAACAAAGTTTTGCAGTTGCCTGCCAAGCTCTGTCAATTCTCCAGTCTTTCTGTTTTCAAGTTTGTTGTGCGTTTTTTCCTTGTTTATGGTAATCAAATTCCAATCCTCGTAAGCCCACTGAGGATATTGTGATGCTGGATAGATATGATGAACCATATTTCCTTCAAGTGTTTGTCCGTACATTTCGGCCACCTTATCCCTGTAACCATCACGCTTTAATATTTTCAATCGTTTCTTTTTCCATTTCATTGAGCCGTAATCAATCATAAAACCACCTTGAATTTTTTTCAGCACAAGCATGCCTCACAATAAAAAGAGCAGCAAGCGTTTCTGCCTGCTGCTGTGTTTTAATTTATCTCAGTATATACTATAGCAGATTACTAATGTAAAGTTCTATCAACTAATGTAAAGTATTTAAAATATTTTGAATATTTTTAAGACCCTGACAATGAACATTAGATATCCATTGTCTTGAATAATGTTCTTCTTCAGCAATATCTTCAAATTTCTTTTGCTGCATATATCGCTTATATATCACTGTATACTGCAAAATGTCCTCAAGCTGTTCAATAATTCTGATTCTTTCATTTCGTTTATCAACGAGTTCATCAACAAGCTTTTGCAATTCGTTTTCTTTATCAACTATATCAGCAACTATTTTGCCAATTTTGTCATTACTTCCAGAAGACTGAACAGGAGTATCAGAAGTTGCCGCACTTATGCTTGTTGCAAGACTTTTAAGCTGGTCTATTTCAGCCAGCTTGTTTTTTATAACTGCATCATCTTTTGCAATCTCCTCTAAATATTTTTTTGCATCAATCATCGTCTGCCTCCTTTGCCTGCTGCTGTGGGTTTGTATTTCGGTTTCCGTTTCGGCTTATCAGGGAGTTTAACAAGGATGTAGCTTTGATGCTTATGTCCGTCTACCTCATCATTCCAATTTTCAACACGGTTATCAAGAATATAATATCCTTTCGGTGCTTTCGGCTCATTCGTCCAGTGATCACTTGATATAATATCGTACTCCGGTTCAGGAAGTATAAGATTTCGGGAATGGCTGTAATACTGCTTTGGCTTGCAATCAAGATATTTACCCTTATTGCCCATTTTTATATGAGTTAATTCTCTTAAATATCCGCCGTATGTATGAACATCCCTATTATCGCAAATCTGAATATGTACTCCGCCGTATTCCCATTCCGGTAAAAGTGCTGTATCTATTTTTGGAAATGCAGTATGAATATGAAAATTCTTTTCAGGTGTTTCTATGGCTTTCATCCATTTAAACGGTATACCTGCTTTTTCATACACTCTTTGCAATCTTCTCATGTAATTGTTGAAAAGTCTGATTTTCTCTTTTTCGTATAAATATTTATACTCAGGAGCAAAAGTATAGGTGCAGAGCAAATCTCCCTGTCCGAAATTCGCATTGAAAACATCCTCCGCCCTCATACATGCTCTGCGAGCGTTTCTCTTTGCAGTGTTTTCATCTGTTTTGCCGTAATTACTGCTGCGGGTGCATTTGCCCTTACTGCCATATCTTGAAGTATGTAGTTTTTCCACCCTGATGATGGTTTGTCCATCCCTATTGATTTTCGTAGTTTTTTTCACATATGGCATTTTTTGCGCCCTCCCCATAATAAATCAATGGTTATTGATTTATTGCTTTAAACAAGTTTCATTCGGAGCCGAAGCTCCGAGAAAATTTTTAAGCGGAAATTCATTAATAGACCAGTGCAGCTACCTATATAATCTGTCTGATTAAGCTAAGTGAATTTTTTATCTGCTGCGAAAACCGCTTAATATATAATATAATGTAATTAATATATGAATCTTATTTAGACTTGTCTTTCCATTTGATAAATCCGATTATTGCCATAATCAGATTAAAGCCATATAAAAGTGACTGTGCATAGGACTTATATATAATGTTATAAATTATCCAAAATGAATTGGTGCATATCCATATAATAAAGCACCAACGCTTTTGAAAACTGTTTGCCGCCGTTCCGACTATGGATGCGGCGGTTATTATGTATGCAAATTCTTTCATTGTAATATTCCTTTATTGCCCGATGTCTGCCGATTTTCAGCAGGGAATGTTCGGCGGCAACATCAGACCGCCGTAAATCCTTGCTTTCAACATTCCTGTTTCACTACTAAAAGACCGCTTGATGTTTAAAACCAACATTATGCTGAAAATCAGGCAGCACATCGCTTGTTTATTCTTTGCCTGCTGCAAGATTTATTTTTGATACATCAAGCTTTCCACTCATTAAATCCGGCAACATAGCATCTCTTAATTCTGCAAGATATCTATTTTCAAAATTATTAAGCAGCTCAACATTTTGCTTCCACATTTTTATAAAGCTTGCAAACAGCGGGGATAATATTTCCTTATCATTAGATTTTAAACATATTTCGTTTTTGTTTTTTGTAAAAGAAATATAATCTTCTGTTTCAAGTTTTAATCCCAACAGTTTTTTAATATTATCTGCCATTTGAGAAGATTTCTTTTTGCTTTGTTTGTATAATTCAATATCAAATCCGTTTAGTTTGGCGATATTCTCATTGATTATCAATTTGCAAGAATTTCGTTGTCGAGTAATAAAATTAAGTTCGTTAACGATGTCTTCATACGAACGATGAACCTCTTCTTGCTCTTTAAATTCGATGTATGTAGAAGGTGAGATATCATAGTTTTTGTTTTGAATTTCTACATTGCTAACAGTTATGCAAAACTCAGGAATATTTTCGCCACTTGAAATGGCGTTAAAAACATCGTCTATCTGTTCATCAGAAAGAATTTTATACTTTTTGTGATATGTTCTATTCGTATGAGATTTTGCACCATATTGTCCGTTCTGTTCTCGTATCTCAATCGAATATCTTTGACGAGTATCTACAAAAGCTACGCTGTTATTCTCTTTCTGTTTGTTTAAAACAAGAATGCAGGTTGAAATCGTTGTAACTTCAAACATCTTGTCAGGAAGAATAACCACACATTCAATTAAATTATTATCAATCAAATATTTTCGTATTTCTCGTTCTGCACCATCAGATCTAAATATCCCATTTGGCAAAATAAAACAAGTTCTTTGTTTAACCATTTCCAAACAATGCAAAACAAATGCAAAATTTGCATTTCCTTTTGGCGGCATTTCACATTTGTTAAATCTTTCATCTGTTAATGCTTCAAGAGCTGTTGGTGGTTCCCACGAGATATTGTAAGGCGGGTTTGATATTGAATTGTCTGTTTTGATTCTTTTTTCCGCATCAAGAACTTTTTCAACAATTCCGAATTGTTCGCCTTTCTTAACAATAAATTTGGATTTAACTTCCTGTGTTAAAACATTGCCATTGATTACATAAGCATTAATATTTCTTATCGCCAAATTAAACAAAAGAAAAGGTATAGCGTTTTCATCAAGTTCTTCACAGATAAATAATGCATCCGGACAATCTTTCCATTTTTCTATCGTTAGGCTTCCTGTACCTGCGCAACAATCGTAAAAAGAATTTCCCTTGCCTGATAACCTGCTTAAAAGTGTACTTAAACAATTAGGTGTGAAATCTTGCTTCTTGTTAATCCTGTCCGCTTGATAGTATTGAAATAAATGCTTAATCCAATCTTTATCTAAATTACCGACTATATTTATATACCGATTGAAAATATTTGAATTATAGCCACAGTTTAAAATTTTTAATGGTAAGTCACTAAAATTATCACATTCAAATAACTCAAACATTTTGGTTTTAAATTCAAGTAGTTCCATTCTTCAACTCCTCAATCTTGTTTCTTCTAAAATAAGATTGTTTTCTTTAAAGATGCTATTAATCTGTTTATCAAGATTGCTAATGATGCCTTCGCAATCTCCAAAAGCGGCATGTGCTTTCCAAGATTGATAACATTCATTAAATTTCTTTTTACTGAGCTTACCTTCAACAACAAGGTAAGCCATTTTCTTATATTTCCTGTAAGCGTTTCTTTTGTTTTCATTCCGTATTCTGCAAACAACTTGATTGTCTTTGATATAGGTGTGAAATCCAAGAAACTTAATGCCCTGCTTGAACGGCATGATCTGTGTTTTGCCATTAAGTAATAATTTTAATTTATGTATAATTTCATTAATCTGATTAAGGCAGTGTTTGAGATATTCTTTATCCGGATGAAGCAGATAGAAATCATCCATATATCTGCCATAATATTTGATGTTCAAATTCTCTTTTATGTAATGATCTAAGCCATTCAAATATAAAAGAGCGAAAACCTGGCTTGTTTGATTTCCCAAAGGCAATCCCAAGCCAGTTGTACTGTCTATAATCAAATCGCACAACCACAATAAATCTTCATCATCAAAATGTTGGCGGATGATTTGCTTTGTTACATCGTGGTCTATTGTATAAAAGAATTTGGTTATATCGGCTTTCAGAATATAGCCGTTATTTCCATATTCTTTATAGAAGTTCAGCATATCGTCCTTAAGCGCATTTAATCCGAATAGTGTACCTTTTCCGATTTGCCCTGCAAAATTATTTCTGATAAACACATTCTGCAATTTCGGAAGAAGTACATTATCACAAAGGCTATGTTGAACAACTTTATCCTTAAAAGCAGCAGCCTCAATCAAGCGCTGTTTCGGCTCATATACATAAAACTGATTGTATGCCGAAACTTTGTATTGCTTGCTTTCAAGCTGTTCTTTGAGTATATGTATTCCTTCTAACGCTTTAACTTCAAACTTGGCGGAACTTTTCTTATAACCTTTGCCGGACTTGGCTTTTTTATATGCTTTATACAGATTACCGAAATCTGTTACTTTTTCAAAATCTGTCATATATCCTTCCTGTTTTAAAGAACAAAAGAAAGGTAATAAACTCTTTTGTGAGGAGTGTACTGATTTCAGCATGTGGCTTACTCTGTCTGACTGTCTCCCAGAACGGACGAACACCGTTATTGTTGTTGCAATTGTCATTGTTCAATGTTCCATTATTGTTAACGCAGCGAACAAGCGAGTGTTTATACAGTTTATTACCTGTGCTGATTATCTTTCTTTATCCTTTGTTCTCCATGCAATAGTCATGTGCTTTATATCTGAAACAAGCTTTGACCAATACTCAGCACTGTTTGATTCAATGATGTTTAACTGCATACTCATTTCAATATAGAAAAGCAATTCATCACAATATGTTATTGCTTTCGTCTGCATTTCGTTTCTTAATGCAATATTACTCAGCAAAATTCTATTGGCTTCCATAAGCGCTTCATAGATCTGTAAAGATTTATCCTGCATTTTGGCACAAAGCGAAAATCTGTACTTCTTAGGAAATCTTTTCGGATTTGAAGTAACTCTGAGCGTATGTATTGCTAATTCCTTTGATTTGGTTATTACTTTTAAATCATCATTTGCTTGCTTCATTGATATACCTCTTAAGATTCAAAGATTGCAGATGAAAAGATACAAAACGGACGAACACCGAAAGTGTCGTCGCAAACGCCACCGCTCAACGCTCCAAGATCGTTAACGCAGCGAACAAGCGAGCGGTAACCTCTATGCGGTGTTGAGTAAGGAGTGGCGAGCCACCACCAATTATCAACCGGGTAATTTTCAATAATTCTGTTGTACTTGCGATACATAGAATCAGTAAGAAGTCCGATTTTATCTTTGACACTGCCGTAATCATCAAGACCATCATCAGAGGTCAAATCAATATCTACATCAAGAATATTATCTGCACCGACTGCTTCAACAAGCTTTGGAAGAAATTCGTTATCGAGCTTTTTCTTTACATCGCTTGTTGCATAATTGTTGCTATTTTTATCAAACTTCTCATCCTCAAAAGCAAGATCTCTTGTAAGACAAATAACCTTATCATCCTGCTTTTCAAGGACAATAAATTCTGTGGCGGCAACTGTTATTGTTGTGTTTTCTTTAACTTCTGCATATTTCATATTAATTTCCTCCATTATTCAGATACAAAGATATTAGATTTTAAGATACAAAACGGACGAACACCGAAATAGTAGCCGCAACCGTCATTGCGCAATGCCCCACAATAGCTAACGCAGCGAACAAGCGAGTTGTAATCTTTAAGCGTGCTGTAAGGAGTGGCGAGCCACCACCACTGTTTTGGGTTATACTTATCAAGAATATTCACATATTTTCTGTACTGTTCGCAGGTAAGAAGGCTTATGTAGTCCCTGCAGGTTCCATATTCTTTTCTGCCATCATCGGATGTTAAATCAACGGTGTGTTCAATAATATTTTCTTTTCCTACGATTTCTGCAAGCTGATTATAAAAATCAGTGTTCAAATCCTTACGAATATCACTTGATCTGTAATCATTGTAATCACTATCGAACGAAGCTTTCTTCCAAAACTCTTTAAGAATAACCGATGTTGTATCAGGAAAGTGTTCAAGTGCAACAAATTCCAAATTACCAACCTTGAATGGTTTACCGACTTGGATATCGGCAAGTTTGAATTTTGCCTTTTCGTCAACGATTTTGATTTTGTAGCCGAGCTTCTCCTGAATCTCCTGCAATGTCATTTCTTTCGTATTTTCCATAATTTATTCTCCTTTAAAATTATTTGAAATAGTTGTAAGCACATTGAGCATAACGGCAGAAAGCTTACTTGCCTGCTCCTTATCTTTTTGAGCAATTTTGCTTAAATGCTCTTGAATTTCGTTTGCAGTCGACTGCAAATTATTGAAAAGAAATCTAATAGCAGTAACATCTTCATCTGCATTGGCTGCCTTTGCCGATTTCAAAGCTTCCTTAAGCTTTTCGTCAGCAACCGTCTTTTCCTGAATAAGCTTATCAATTTTCTTGTTGGCTTTTTCGTTGGCTTCGGCAGTAGCCTTTTTAATTTCAGCCTTTTTGCTTTCTTCTGCCGCTTTGGTTTTTGCCTGCTGCTCTTTTAATTCATTTTTGAGCTTGTTAATTTCGTTGACAGTTTCCGCTTTTGCTTCTTCGACAGCCTTGCTGACAGCTTCCTTAATACTTTCCGTATCAATTTCCGCGGTAAGTGTTGAATCTTCCATACTATCCTGAATATCCTTAAGCTGTTGTGTAAGCTCTTCGTTTTCCTTGTTAGCGCCGCTGAGATCCAAAGAGAGCTGTTCAATTCGACTTTTGAATTCATCAACCT